CCAACTGCAGGTAATGCAGTAGCAATTGCTGATTATGCAAATACTGCTGATACAAATAAAATTATTATTAATCCTAATGGAAATAATATTCAAGGATCTGCTTCAAATTTTGACCTCAATACTGAGGGAGGAACTATAGTATTAGTATATGTTGATGCAACACAAGGTTGGTTATCAGTAGATGCTGCAAGAGCAAGTGATATTGTAGGTCCATTGTTTGTTACAGCAACAGGTGGAACTATTACAACTTGTGGCGATTACAAATTACACACTTTTACAGGTCCTGGAACTTTTACAGTATCATGTGCTGGAAATTGTTCAGGTTCAAATTCAATAGCAGTTTCTGTTATTGCTGGAGGTGGTGGAGCTGGTGCAGACAATGGTGCAGGAGCTGGAGGAGGTGGTATGTTAGCAGCTTCTACTGTTCCCATTTCTGTTCAAGGTTATCCAATAACTGTTGGAGGTGGAGGAACTGGAGGTAGAACACCACCAGGAGATCCTTCTGTTCAACAAGGAACTCCAGGTTCTAATTCAGTTTTTAGTGTATTTACAGCAGATGGTGGAGGTTTTGGAGCTCAACCAAATCCAGCAAGTACTGGAGGTCCAGGTGGTTCTGCAGGAGGTGGAACAAGAGGAACTGCAACTGCTGGAGGTAGCTCTACTGAAAGTGATGCACCAGGTTTTCCTGGCTCTGCTTTTGGAAATGCAGGTGGACAAGCAACCCCTGAAACAAGTGGTGGAGGAGGTGGTGCAGGTAGTGCAGGTCAAAATGCACCTGGTCCAACAGTAGGTGGAGATGGCGGATTAGGAAAAGATGTAAGTCCTTTTCACGCTGGATTATCTGGTCCTAATTTTCCTAATAGTGGAGTTTATGCTGGAGGCGGAAGTGCTTCTAATTCACCTAGCAATCCAACATCAGGTGGAGCAGGAAGAGGATTTCCATATCCATGTGCTCCAGCAAATAATGGCGAACCAGGTGACGCTAACACAGGTGGTGGTGGCGGAGGTGGGGGAGGCAATCCTCCAGGAAGACAAGGTGGACAAGGAGGTTCAGGAATTGTAGTGATAAGCTACAAATATCAATAAGATTAATGTATTTACTAATTAAAAAATAAATTGTATAATAGGAGTTAATTATGGCACATTTCGCAAAACTAGGAGCAAACGGAAAAGTTATTCAAGTATTAACACTTGATAATAAAGATATGCTCAATGCTGACGGAGTTGAAGACGAAACAGTAGGTCAACAATATTTAGAACAACACAATAATTGGCCTGCACAAATGTGGATTCAAACTTCATACAATACAGTAGGTAACCAACATAGAAACGGTGGAACTCCACTTAGAGGAAACTATGCAGGAATTGGTTATACTTGGGATGAAGATGATCAAATATTCTGGCCTAAAAAACCATACGCTTCATGGGTTAAATTAATTTCAGAAGCAAGATGGCAATCACCAATTGGTGATGCTCCTGCTTTGACTCAAGAACAACAAGATCAAAATACAGCTGGAACTCACAGATGGGGTTACAACTGGAATGAAGCAACAACAGCTTGGGATTTGACAAATAGTCTAGCATAATATATATCTGGTGGTGGTATGCAAAAGAAAGTTTTAACAGAGCAAGCTTTATACTATGGTGATGTTTCAATGCCAAAAGGTTTTGAAATAGATAGAGATAAATTATCAGGCGACATTTTACAATCAACATTTATAGATTCAGAGTTTCCATTTTCGAGAACTTGGGATATGTTGAATACTTACATGAGAGAACATGTAAATGTAGAATATAATTTTCAATTAGTTAATAAAAAAACTTGGGGAGATATTTATAAGCCTAATCAAATATCACAACCTTTATTAAATATTGATCCAGTAGATTTAAGAAACTCACCTGATTACACTTTATTATATGGTGTTAAAACTAATAAATGTTTTGTTAGAATTTTTTATGATGATAATAGAAGAAAAGGAAGAAGTTGGGATATAGAATTAAAAAATAATATGTTCATCATGTTTCCATCAACAAATATGTATGTTATCTCAAACAATCAGAAAGATTCATTGAATTTTATACAGACAATAACCTATGAATATATCTAATTATTATTGGTATTTTACTTCAGCTATACCACCAAAAATATGTGACGACATTATTAAATATGGTTTATCACAAGCAGAAACAATGGCAAGAACTGGTGGTTATGGAGATAAAGAACTTACAAAAGATCAAATTAGAGATATGAAAAGAAAAAGAAATTCAGATTTAGTATGGCTTGATGATCCATGGATCTATAAAGAATTACATCCATACATTCATGAAGCTAATAGAGCAGCAGGTTGGAATTTTGATTGGGATAGATCAGAATCATGTCAATTTACAAAATATAAACTCAATCAATATTATGATTGGCATTGTGATGGTTGGGATAAACCTTATGATAAACCTAATACTCATGAACATGGTAAAATTAGAAAATTATCTATGACTTGTCAATTAACAGATGGCTCAGAATATGAAGGGGGTGAATTAGAGTTTGATTTTAGAAACTATGATCCTCATATGAGAGAAGAAGCTAAACATTTAAGGCAAGCAAAAGAAATTTTGCCAAAAGGTTCTATTATTGTATTTCCTTCATTTGTATGGCATAGAGTTAAACCAGTAACGAAAGGAGTAAGATATTCATTGGTCATGTGGAACCTTGGATATCCATTTAAATAATATGATTATAGAAGAATATTTTAAAACACCAATATGGTTTGAACAAAAACCTGAATTTGTTAAATCTTTAAATCAAGCATCTAATCAATATATCAAAGATGCCAAAAAAAGGGAAAAAGAATATATTAAAAAACATGGTGACTTTGGAAGAAGTTATCATTCAACTCCACTTCTACATGATAATAAATTTTTAGATTTTAGAAATTATATTGGTCAAAAATCTTGGGAATTTTTAGATTGGTGTGGTTTTGATATGCAGCAATATACAACTATGTTTTCTGAATTATGGGTACAGGAATTTGCTAAAAAAGGTGGTGGACATCATTCTGCTCACATTCATTGGAATCAACATGTATCAGGATTTTATTTTTTAAAATGTTCGGATAAAACATCTTTTCCAATATTTCACGAACCACGGACAGGTGCACGTAGTACAAAATTAAAATTAAAAAATAATAAAGGTATATTTCATGGAACTGAATTAGTTCATTTTAAACCAAAACCAGGCACACTTATTATCTTTCCAGGGTACTTGGAACATGAATATGCAGTGGATCATGGTGTAGAGCCATTTAGATTTATACATTGGAATATACAAGCAGTACCTAAAGAGATGGCTAAAGATGTCATTTAAGAAAAATAAATATACCGTTATACGTCAAGCAATCTCAAAAGATTTAGCAACTTTTGTTGCAAATTATTTTAGTATGCAAAAACAAGTTTATGATACTTGTAGAGCACAGAGATATATTTCTCCATATGAAACTTTACTGGGTTTTTATGAAGGAGCTGATCAACAGATTCCAAATACTTATTCTTGTTATTCAGATATAGCAATGGAAACTTTATTGTTAAAATGCCAACCTAAAATGGAAGAAGTAACAGGATTAAAATTATATCCTGCATATACTTATGCAAGAATTTATAAAAAAGGCGATGTTCTTAAAAGACATAAAGACCGATTTAGCTGTGAGATATCTACGACTATGAATCTTGGAGGTGATGATTGGCCAATTTATTTAGAGCCTTCTGGAGAAGTTGGTAAAAAAGGCATTAAGGTAGATTTAAAACCTGGAGATATGTTAGTTTATTCTGGTTGTGAATTAGAACATTGGAGAGAAAAATTTAAAGGTAAAGAATGTGTTCAAGTATTCTTACATTATAACAATCAAAAGACTCCTGGATCTAAAGAAAATATGTTTGACAAAAGACTACATTTAGGTCTTCCATCTTGGTTTAAAAGGTAGTATATTATAATGGAGGCAGTGGCTACCACCACATACCACCACTGTCTCCTTTATAATATTTGGATAAACTATGCTTCAGAAACTTAATTTTAAACCTGGTTTCAATAAAATGGTCACAGACTCTGGTGGAGAATCACAATGGGTCGATGGTGATTTTGTTAGATTTAGATACGGACTTCCTGAAAAAATAGGAGGTTGGTCTCAATTAACTAATTTTAATCATACCTTACCAGGTGTAGCACGTGCACAACATGATTTTACTTCTATTGCTGGTGAAAAATATGTAGCAATTGGTACATCTCAAGGTTTATTTTTATACTATGCAGGTGAGTTTTATGACATTACACCATTAGATACAGCTATCACTGGAGCAACCTTTGATGCAACATCCGGTTCTGCAACCGTTACAGTTAATAAAACTTCACATGGTTTATCTGATGGAAGATATGTAACATTTTCTAGTGTTACAGTTCCGACTGGATCAGGATATGCTACATCTGATTTTGAAGACAACACTTTTGAAGTAAGAAATAAAACTGCAAATACATTTGAGATTATTATGCCTTCTACTTCAGCAGGTACTACTTCAGGAACAGGTTCAGCACAAATTGATCCATATGTAGTGGTAGGTCCAACTTTTCAAACTGCAGGTTTTGGTTGGGGTACAGATACCTGGGGCTCAGGTACTTGGGGTACGGAAAGTTCAACTAGCAACGTAATTCTGGATCCAGGGCTCTGGAGTCT